GGTTATTCATCATATCTTTTATATCTTCAACACCATCAGTTAATTTAGGATTATAATTTTCGTAATAACGATTATAAGTTAAATCACTAATCTTTAGTGTCGTCTTTTTCGGGTGTGATGTCTTTGACTTTAGTATTTTCATCTTTCTTCAACATCTTTTGTAACTCTGCCGTAGAGCCTACAAATAAAGCATTCTTTATATTTTGATTTGCTGTTTTAGGCAATTCTTTTAAGTCTTTTAGTTTCTTTTGTAAGTCTTGTAACTTATCTACAGTTTGTCCTACTTGTCCTATCAATTGACCAGCGACTTCATACGCTCTTGGGTGTTGTCCCTCTCTAGCAATATCAAGTATACCTTCAATCGCTTCCTGTCCTCTTTCAATTAGATTGTAATAGTTTTCTCTGCTGTATTTGTAGTCGTTATCTACATCAGCTTTATCGTTATCTTCTCTACGTGGAACTACAGGTTTAAAGTCTTGTTTGACTATTTCTTTTTTAGGTTCAGGTTTATCTATACCTAGAATCTCGTTTACTTTATCTTCCAATTTTGTCATAATCTATTAATATTTATTAACTTGTAGTTATTGTTCTAGTAGTTAATGCAGATTCTAAATATTCTTCTGTAGCAGTTGTAAAATAGCCACCCATCCCTAAAGCGGCAGCAGATGTCCCTGCTCCTTTTTTTTCATAATTGTTTGTGGCTAAAGTTGCTGAATTAGTTGTCCAAGATGTACCATTATATTCTTCCATTACAGGACTTAATCCATTTCCTGGTCCTGTGGCACCACTAAACACCATAGCAGATGTTTGTATACCAGCACTACCCATTCTTTTTTTAGCAGTTCCTAATGATCCACCTGTAGTCCAAGAAGAACCATCATATTCAAGTGTATCTGTAACAGCAGCTGGACTAGGTGCATTTTGTCCTCCTACTGCTAATGCAGCTGTCTGTATACCTATATTTTGTTGATATGTTTTTCCTACTGGCATAGCAGTAGCATTAGACCACGAAGTTCCATTATATTCTTCAGTATTAGCATATACTGTTCCTGGTGATACACCATATCCACCTCCACCAGATAATAAACCTGCTGTTTGTGTTCCTGTACCATCACCATCGGATCTTCTTTGATTTAGATTTCCTCCTGAAGTCCAACTTGATCCATTGTATTCTTCCGTTAATTCGTGTTGAAAATTACCACCTGCAGGAGGTGGATATGCAGGATTAAATCCTCCAGCGGCAAATGCTGCTGTTTGAGTACCGCCTCCGTATGCCGACCAACGAGCATTACTTGCATTTCCTCCTGCTGTCCAAGTTGATCCGTCATATTCTTCTGTAAAAGCATCAGCTCCTACAAATACATCATATCCTAAAGCATATAATGCAGCAGTTTGTGTGCCAGCACTTAAAGCCTGAAATCTCGTATTCGCCATATTACCACCACTTGACCAGGCATCAGGTAAAACCACAGCTGCTTTTAATGCGTTTGAAGTTGTATTATACCATACAGTACCAGCAGGTGCTGGCGATGGATCACTTGCAACTTTTTCTATAAATGGACCTGTTGGTGCAGGTACACTTGTAATATTTGTTAAACTAGCGTCAGCCACATTGGTAGCAGGTATCGTACCTGTTAAATCGGCCGAATCAAACTTACCTGTCGGTGTGATGTTGTTATAGAAATTTCTTTTAATTGTACCCATTGTAATATTTATTAACTTGTTGTTACTGTTTTAATAGCGTTGAAAGCACCTGTGTATTCTTGTGTAATATTTGTTCCTGCTCCTGGAGGATTTAATTCTCCACCAGGCATTATTGCTGCCGTGGCTGTTCCTCCACCTATCTGACTTGAACTACCTACAGGAGTTCCTAAAGTAGCAGGATTAATCGCCCAACTTGTTCCATCGTATTCTTCTGTAACTGTTGTTGATGGTGATCCTCCAAACAATAAAGAAGCAGTTTGTGATCCTCCTGTAGAAACTCCTCTATATGCAGAAGTTGTATTAGATGGATTTACACTTGTCCAACTTGTTCCATTGTATTCTTCTGTAACAGTTGTAGGACCTGAAGGACCTGGTGCTTTACTTGCTGCTAAAGCAGCAGTTTGAGTGCCTGATCCTCTTCTAGCATTTCCTACAGTATTAATATTTCCTCCTGACGTCCAATTTGTTCCATCATATTCTTTAGTAGTAGCTAACTGATTAGGTGATGAATCTGTAAATAAACCTCCAACATTTATTCCAGCAGTTTGAGTACCAACTGCTCCTCCGTAGTATAAATTTACTCCATATGGATTAACTGTTGTCCAAGCCGATCCATTATATTCTTCTGTAGCACCTGTTTGTCCTGTAAAACCTGGACTCCAAGTTGTTGATCCTCCAAAAGCTACACCAGCAGTTTGAGTTCCAAAACCTAATCCAATTGCTCTTACAGTATTCATAGATCCACCAGGTGACCAAGAGGCGCCATTATATTCTTCTGTAACTGATGAAATTGGAGATACAGGTGGTGGATAACCACCAGCAACTAAAGCTGCTGTTTGAGTTCCAAATCCAATTCTACCAGCAAAAGAATTGGATAAATTTCCACCAGCTGCCCAAGCAGCCGCAACTGTAACGTAATTCTTTAATGTACCTGTAATAGTATTGTACCAAATATCTCCTACAGCCTGTGATGGTGGACTTCCAGCAACACTCTTAATTGCTTGTCCAAGTGACTCTGGTAATGTTGTTACGTTAGTTACACTTGCATCCGCTATATTAGCCGCTGGTATATTACTATCTAAATTAGTAGCGTCTAACTTACCTGTTCCTGTAAGACTGTTTGCAAATGTTCTTTTAATTGTTCCCATAGTTTTAACTCGTTGTTATTGTAGAGGCTGTTGTTGTTAATGTTTCGCCTGTGTATTCTTCTGTACTAACGCTTTGAGATGGTGCTTGACCACCAGCAACTAATCCTAATGCTTTTGTACCAGCTGCTCCTTGATTTTGTCTTCCAGTAGATAAAACAGCACTACTATACCAAGCAGTACCGTCCCATTCTTCTGTTGGTGTACCTGCACTAAATACACCTGTTACATATCCTCCAGCACCAAAAGCGTTTTCTGAATCTCCATCTCCTCTTAATTGTGATCTACCTGTTGTCATATTTGTAATAGCTGTCCAACTTGTTCCATCATTTGTTTCAGCAGAGTTTGTTATATTTGCTGGAGAAGGTGCAGCATCAGCTCCACCAAAAGCAATCGTAGAAGTTTGTGGTCCACCACCTGTATGATAATATCTTGCTGTTCCCATTGTAGGTCCACCACTAAAACTTGTGCCATCGTATTCTTGTGTTCCAGCAGTTACAGCTGTATCATATCCTCCAAATATTATAGCTGCCGTTACTACACCACCACCATCTAAATTACTTTGTTGTATAGTTAAATTATTTGTTGCTGACCAAGAAGTTCCATTATATTCTTCTGCACTATTAGATACAACACCTGTAGATCCACCAGCACTTAAAGCACCTGCTTGTGTTCCTGCTGTTCCATGAAATTGTCTTGCTGTATTTGCTGAATTTCCTGATGTCCAAGATGATCCATTATATTCTTCATAATCAGTCTTTAAACTATTTCCTGGTTGTGTGATACCTCCAACCATCCAAGCTGCTGTTTGAGGTCCTCCTCCATCAAATCTATATCTAGCTGTGTTTAAATTACCGCCACTTGTCCAAGCCGCCGCTGTAAATGCATTAATGTTTGAGTTGTATTCTTCGGTTTGAACTCTTCCAGGTGTAGGCGTACCACCAATATAACCAGTTGCTCCTAATGCAGCAGATGATGTTCCCATTCCTGCTATATAACCTCTACCCGTTGCCATTGATGGCGTGCTTGTCCAAGCGCTTCCATCCCATTCTTCTGATGTTGCGTTATTTCCAGGATTTCCTCCAAAATAAAGTGCGTGTGTTTGTGTTCCAGCTGAACCTCCAGATGCTTTAACATTGTTTAAATTTCCAACTTCAGTCCAAGAAGTTCCATTCCAACTTTCACTGTTTGCTATTATGGCAGTGCTGTTTCCACCAAAAGCTAAAGCAGCTGTTTGAGTACCACAACCTCCTAAAAATCTTCTAGCAGTGTTTAAATCGTTTACTTCTGAATATGAAGTCCCATCGTAAGTTTCTGTTACTGCTGTATTTGGAGGACTATCTCCACCAAAAACTAAACCTGCTGTTAATATCCCTGCTCCAGCAGCTCCTTGTCTAACAGTATTTAAATTATTACCTTCTGTCCAAGAAGTTCCGTTGTATTCTTCAGAGTCGGCTGTTCTAGCAGTACTATTTCCTCCAGAAGCAACAGCTGCAGTTTGAGTTCCAAAACCTGCTGCGTATCTTCTAGCAGTATTTAAACTTCCACCATTTGTCCAACTAAAACCACTATATTCTTCAGTTGCTCCAGTGACTGGAGATGTTCTACCAAATATTAATCCTGCTGTTTGAGTACCTGCTCCACCAGCTCCATATCCACCTGTGTTTGTATTACCACCACTAGACCAAGCTTTAATTTGTACCAATCCCTTTAAAGAACCTGTAGTGGTATTATACCAAAAGTCTCCTTCAGATAGAGATGGCGGGTCACTTGCTACGGATTGAATTGTATCGCCTAAAGATGGACCGAAAGTAGTGATGTTTGTAAGTGAGTCATTGTTGACGTTAGACGCTGGTACTGTACCTGAAAGGTCAGTAGCGTCAAACTTACCATCACTTAAAATGTTGTTGGCGAGATTTTGTTTCAAAGAGCCCATTTTTTAGAACTCCTATGTGTTGATCGGTAGATATTTAACCGTGATTTCAGCGCCACTTACTGGTGCTGTTGCAAAAGTTAATGTTGTGCTTGAAATTGTATAATCGTCTGTTGGTGTTAAAATAATACCGTTGACATCTACAATCACATCATCAACTGTTCTACCAGAGTTAATTGTTAATGTTGTTGTAGAACCGTCACCTGTACCTGTCGCTTTTCCATAAGTTAAAGTCGTTTGAATGCCAGTTGTTTTAACTTGGGTAACAGCGCCGTCTTCTATCGAATTTGTTTTGATTTTACTTAAAGCCATAGTTGTTCTCTCTTTATATTTATACTATTTATTCATCTGTATCAGTAGATGGGTTATAGTTTTTTGCGTCATTAAACGTTGTTATTGTTGTTGTAAACCCAAAATCATCATTTGCATCAGCGCTTGTTGGGTTAGGTGTAATTGTAATTCTTTCTTCTCTTGTTGAAACTGGCGTATCTGTGTATAGATCAGATTGTACTTCTTTAATAGTTTTTTGAGTAGTCGCCGGTCCAAATAGATAAGTTTTTGCGGTAAAGTTAAGTGTATAGATTACAGCTCTACGAGTTGTATAATCGCCACTATAACTATCTTCATAACTTACGTCATTGAGTATAATCGGTACATCTCTTTTTATATCTAATTCTGGTACAGCGATAACTGTCACAGTATAATCAGGTTGAAAGAAGGGAAGTATTTGTTCTACAATTTGTAGACCTGATTCCGCTGTCGCTGTAAAAATATTTAATGTATAAGATATATTATAAGGAACAGGTGTGTAATTATAATTCATTACTTTACCCTCTTTATCTGTTTTAACAGTCTTGTACTTTTGAACTCTTGTTAACTTACGAGCACCATCATATGATATACCAGATATTTCAAAACTCATTCTTGGTAAAGTAATAGCAAACTCTCGTTCTTCTAAATTGGGTTGTTGATCTAATCTTGTTAAAAACTTTTCTTTTGGCGCATACGCTAATGGTACCGCAAGTGTTTGAACAACATTACCAGAGGAATCTGTTCTTTTAACTTGTATCTTATTAAACAGTTGACCAAACGCCACTGTCATTCTTCGCATACTTTCGTTATAGAAATATTTACCAAACATTAAAAGCCACCTCCGTCAGGATCACCAAAAGGGTTTCTTTCTGTAAAATCAAGTATATCATCTAAAGTAGAAGCAGTATCAAAACCAGCTTCGTTATCTAAATCTATATTGTTCGCATAAGCAGATTGTGTTTGTACAGCAAAGTCTTCATTGATAAAGTATTGTACTTCACCATCGGCGCTGTCGTTTTCTAATAATAACGAACCAGTCGCATCTGTGTTTTCTGATATAGTCACAGTTGGTGACAATCCAAGATAACTTGAACCATCTACATCAATTGAAATACTTGTCACAACACCATTTGTTAATGTTGCTGATGCTGACGCTGTAACTGCGCCACCAGGACTTGAAACTGTAACACTTGTAATTGATGCTACATCTGTCATAGCAGCATCTGGTGTAATAGATGTTAATTGACCATTAGTTAAACCTGCTGATGAATCTTCATTTGTTTTTGTTGTACTATCTGTCGCTACATAAACAACTGTAACTGTCGGCGCTATACTATAACCACGACCAACGTTTGTAATTGTAAATGAACTTAAAGTATTTCCTGTTAGATTACCTGTTGCCGTTGCGTTAATTGTAGCCAATGGCGCTGAAATTGTTAATGTAGGTGCTGTAACATATCCTTCTCCACCTGATACAATTGGTATAGATGTTACTACGTCACCAGTGACTACAGGACTTCCTAATACTGCGCCAAATGTTCCACTCTCTAAAGATGATTGATATAAACCTTGATCTAAAGAGTATTGTGTTTCAGCACTATCTATTTCATCAATACCTGTATCTAATTTCTCGTTTGAGTATTCCCATCTAGTTACTCTTAATTTGTAAACTGGTAAATTACCGAGTTGAAAGAATGGCTCTTGGTCTTGTACAAATTGTATTTCAAAAAAACTATTCATCAAAGGCATATAAATTATATCGCCTTCGTTTGGTCTTCCTTCAACAATCATTGTATG